GTTTCTGTATTCTTACACGGCTCTGAGTTATCAGGCGAACGTATTAAGTACTATTTTGAGTATTTTGATGCGACACGCAACGCTCTATACATAGAGCTAGACGACAACGAGCAGAATTGGGACGAATCCCATCTGTGTGTAACACGAATGACAACTTCTTGTCTTAGCGGGGAACGCTACCGTACAGGGTGGTTGTGGGGTAAAAACCCAGATCTTACGGATAAGGAAATGCGCTCTGCCGAAAGTGAAACGAAGAATTTACTGGTAGAGATTGAAGAAGTAAATACCGAATGGCGCAACTACGTTGACCGTCCGGAGAGCTTCTAAATTATCCTATGAGTTCACAGTAGTACGTGTACAATTAAGGCCGTTTATCGTCTTATAATTGCTTAATTAACGAAGGTGACATTGATGCCTTATGATTTATATACACTACTGCCTACATCCAGCAATGATACCGAGATAATCGAACGTTATCACTACCCTAAACTCGGACTGCGTGATGTCATGTTTGCAAGCCGCGTACTAGGCCGTGAAAGTAATGCGTCAAGTACTCGGTATCGGACGTTGAAGGCTGAGACTCAACAGTCATCAAGTTTATCACGCGATGCGTTTAGAACTGCTAGCGGCGATGCAGGTGTGTTTAAACCCTACCTGCAGCTCGATGGGCGTGGGGTGTTAAGTGCTGTTCACGGCATGAATCAACCTATGCGCCTACGCATTACAGTCGATGGTGAAGAAAGTGTGACGTATAGTAACAACTGGGACTATCGTCATCTTATCTGGGGTTATTGGATGCAAGGATCGGTTGAGGGATCAGCTAATGGTTTCTTTTTCTATAAAGGAAGAGAAGCAATTACCGACGAATACCGGCAGAACTTCTTTAAGGGTGGGGTTCATTTTGAATCTCAACTTAAAATAGAATACGCTAACCGTTACAGCTGGAGTTCTAGACAGACGCTAAGTTGTGATTATTTACTAGGAGATGAGACATGAGTGGTGTCAAAACTATAGTGTCGACCGAGAACCTAAGTCGACCCGGTGAGGAACCGGCTGACGGCGATCAGATAAGGCACAAATATTCTGACGGCACCGGTAAAGTGATTGTCTATCAAGAAGAAAGCATAGGTGTCGATACAAGCGATACTTTCATCATCACTGTAGCTGCGTTTCTAGATCGGTTAGATATAGGTTCAAAGTTAGATACAGTGTACGCGTGGGCTCAGTCAGGCAAGAGCGCCAATCCTCCAGACATGACGCTTTACAAGTACCTGACTAATCTCAAACAACGACGTTACATAGACCTGAACGATCCTCGTCTTCGTACCGTTATTGAATCGCTTAACCTCTACACCGAAGATGACCTTACGGCTATCTTTGCTCCAGCCACATTTATTGAAATCCCAGCGGGACTATAAGGAGATGCTGTTATGGCCTCAGTGACCACCCCCGGTGGAACCATATTGAAACCGGTCCAGCTGCGACGGTCTATCACCCCCAATGCAGTGCCCACGCCAAGTATTGTAGAAGAAGGTGAACTTGCAGCTAACATCAAAGATCTAATACTTTATACTAAAGATAACGAGGGCAACATCGTTAAGTTAGGTCAGAACTACGATGCCATATTGGCCGCTCACTTTCAAGCAAGGAATCCCCATGGGACTACCAAGGCTGATGTGGGTTTAAGTAATGTACCTAATGAGAACTTAAAACCTCTGTATTACTACAATTCAGGTTCTCGCACACTTAACACTCCACGTATCATGACTCGCATGGATTATGCAGCGGCAGCTAACGTTACCTACACGATAGATGCCTCTATGTATGCTGTTGGTGACCAGTTTGAAATTGCCCGTTTAGCAGACAGTGCTGGTGAGATAACTATCGCATTGAACGCAGGCGATTGGCTAATAGACGGAGCACGTAACGCCACCGACCTACGCATTAATGAGCAGACGTTCATGGCCATTCTAACAAAAGCACAATCTGACCTATGGACTGTTAAAGTTCAATATGTCTAACGTTTTATTAATTAGGAGTATCTACTCATGACTAACTTAGCCAATCGGCTCCCCGATAGTCAACCGCCTCTGTCGGCTGCTGCCTTTAACGCACGACGTGATATTAACCGTGACAAGTACGCCGCGTCGGGCTATATCGAACCTGGAAGACATTACGACGGGGCCTTTGCTGATGACGTATTCGGCCCTGGTGGCATGTGGACATCAAATGCAATTGTGCAAGGTATTCGATTTGGTCGCAATAGCCGTGACTCTACAGGAACGTCTAACTCTGGCAATCCTATCTTTCATGTTGACGGTTTGGTTATTACAATGGCCGGGCTTAACTGGGTAAATGAAGAGAATAATCAAATCGATCTTCCCGCCGCCCCTACCGGACAGATAGAAACTACCACGTTAACAACGCGTGATTACGCACAAGGTGACCACGTTGTAGTTGGCAACGACATTTACGTATGTATACATCCTGATGGGTCTGTTGCAGGCGATGTGTTGTCCGATACTGATCTATTTGAACGTGATGATGTGGTATCGCGTGAAGACCTAATCGGGTTAGAAGTTTTTCTAGTGCAACTCGGTGATGGAAATGGTGCAGTAGACGCCGTTTACCCGCACGGTAACGTACAGTACACCCCTACCACCGTCGATGGTCAGTTCTCACTAAGTTCAAACGCCATGCCTCAAAGCTACAGTGCAATGTTTTTAGGCGATACTGATACAGTTGGTCGTGGTCTTAAGTGGTCTACGCTAACGCCGGAACAGCGTAATCTGTGGGCGCAAAAGGCATCAAACAACATTTATGTTGAAGACGGTAAATATTTCCAATGGCAATACCGTGCTCGTGTTTTTAAATCACGCGGCGGCCAGTGGCATGTAGCTACAGCTTGGGACTCCACCTCATGGGCTATTCGTGATAGACGAAACTCTGATCAAAGTACGACCAATGGGCGCTATCCAACGCTTCAAGGTTCTGCCTTAACACCAAATCCAGATTCAGTTTCTACGGCCGATGCAGGATATACTGCTAGTTATTTCTTAACTACTTTAAATAATGGTTTTCCATTAGAAGTCAATAAAGGCGTTGCAGCTACAGCGAATAGTAGCAATAGTCGTACTCGTTCTGCTAACGGGATAGGGTATTTCCTATCGCTAGCAAAGATTACACGTCTTAACCAAGGTGGTTATCATCCTGTATATAACCCAACAGGTACAAAGACGTTCCGTCGTCAAGATATCAACGGTGATAACCGCTGGGATAATATTAACACATTCCGGCCTACTAGTACCGCTGAATGTTTCCAAATTGGTGAGACTGCGCAGTCAGAAGGTATTTATATATATTCTGGTCTATTAGGAAGTGCTAGATCTGGTCATCCTCAAGATTACCGTAGTGATATTGTATACGGTTGGCAGGTAGAAGACCTACGCATGGATGCTCATGGGTTTAACATGACACCAGATGAGTTTGCTAATAAACTACTCTATAACAACATGCCTGCGATGGAACCTGCAAAAGTGTTGCGTGTGATGGACACTGTTATTGAGGAGATTGTAGACGACTTTAGTTATTATGTCGAAGATAATATCTTAGATGAATGGGGTATTGTAGCGGCGTATCAGGGTGCCGGTTATCTTTACAATAAAGATAAACAGGAACTTATGCCTATAAGTATCTATCATCACAGCACGGGTCGTATCCTTATCCAACCTTTAAAAGATGAGATACAAGTTGAAAACATCGGACGATTCTATTCTTCAACTTTATTAAAGTCTGGTGATAGAAAATCATGGACGGTGGGTGACGTTGTTACATTTATAGGTTACAAGGAAACTAAGTACTACACTGGGATACAGGAGTGTGTCGACGTTATTGCCACGCCTGAAAGGCTATTAGAAACTTTCAGTGAATATGGTGTTGACCGTATGGTTAACGCTCTATGGACACCGGCTGAACTTGGCTCTAATCCAGGCGCAGGTGTAGTTGTCAAGGCGCGTCGTAAAGTTGAAAACGCTTATAACGCTTACATTAAATACTCGGATAGAATCTCAGTTAAAACGGACTATAACAATGATTTTGAGTTTAATGGCAATGCTGCAAGTCTGATCGAGGATGAAACAGCGTTTGTTATGTTTACTTATAACACCCCGTCCGTGGCTTTAACACCATATAACTTCGGTTATCGTTTGTTAGATGGTGAGTTTGGATCAGCGTGGATTACTGACAATAATGCTAGTGGTGAAGGCGGGACGCTAGCTTACAATCTAATAGGTAAGGTTCCAGTTAATCTTGCATACAACGAAGCTATAGCACTGCAGATCCAAAAAGCAGGCATGCAGTACAATAGTCTTGATTTTGACTCCGTTGCTACGTCGTCGTATTCTGAAATCGCGCACACCAATATACCTTATATTTTTCTAGACGATGGTGTTAAATTTGTACCTTTCTTTTCCATTAGCGAGCCTAGAGGTATTGTTAACGGTCAGGTGATGTTTAAAGAAGTAAGGGCAACTGAGAGTACGCGCGACTATCGTACCATAGACGTTAGTAGTGCTGTAGAGGTATCCTTAGTCGCAGGCGAACGCTTTAAACTAGTAGGTACCGGTCTGACTAATTTTGACAATCGTTATTTAGTAGCATTGTCTACCTATACGGTAACATGGTCACCAGGTGCTTTTGAAGGATATTCACTCGACACTGATGACGGTAGGATCTATACTGCCGCCGGTCATATCTGGAGCGGCGCGCGTCTTGATGCGCTAGCCAACGCAGATAGCGGTACCATTGAACCTAGATCTTGGATGTTTTACGACAAAGATTTAAACCAAAACGATATTCGCGTTGGTACAATGATAACCACTAGGCCTTTAGGTTTCTTACCAAAGCGTCAGCGTCGTAACAAAATGTAATTAAACTTATAGCCGGGGTTATAACCCCGGCTAACTTTGGAGTATCTATCCATGGGAAATTTAGCTAACCGAGTACCAGGAGCGCTCAAGGCGCTATCTAAGGCTCAGTTTGAAGCAAACAGACAACAAACCAGAAGTAACCTTGCAGGTTCGGGCATTGTTGAATACGGTAAACATGATACCCGTAACTATGTTATGGGCGAGGGAATGTTCGCTTTTCAAAACTGGCCTCTCCATATCACCTTAGGACGCTCACCGTATCAAGATGCGACAGGTGGCACTAGTGATAGCAATTACCCTATATTAAATATAGATGGTATAAATGTTCATGTTCGCGGTGGTGGTGATACCTCTACCCATGTGGAATATGAGAGGATTAAATTCGATGTGAATGTCGTTAGGTTACCTGACGCGCCAGTTGCACAAATTGAAACATCCACCACTACCACTCGTACATACAAGCGCGGTGATCACGTTGTAGTCGGTAACGACATCTACGTGTGTGTCCATCACGATGGTGCGGGCGTAGGTACGTCGCTGTTAAATGATCTTTATTTTGAAACAAGAGAATTAGTGACCGACGAAACGCTAGTGGGCATTGAAGTGTTCTGTGTGGAGTTAGGTGAAAGTGTGGACGCCGTATACCCTTATGGTAATGTTCAATGTCAGGAAACTGACTGGAATGGTTTCACATTAGATTCTACAGTCATGCCAGATCGCTATAGTGAGCTAGGTGAGTGGGATACAGAACCCTACACTTGGAACGATAAGACACAAATCTACGGCTATGGAAGACGCTGGAGTACTATGTCTGCGGCTGAGCGTAATATATGGTTATCTGAACAAGGTAATAATATCTACGAAGAAGACGGCAAGTTTTTCCAATGGCAATACCGTTTGAAAGTAACACGCGGAAACGGTGAGGCTTGGGCGGCACCTAGACCCAACATACTTACAAATTCTGCAATTAGAACCTCAACGGGTAGAACTGCAAGCGCTAACGGAATGCTACGCGTTAGAGGCAAGCGCGATAACGAATTTAAAGACGTTGGTCCAGACAATGGTGCTATTTTACTTACTCATGGTCATGCTGATAGACCCGTTGAGGTGGATCCAGGCGTTGGCGCTACACGAAAAGGTATTTCAGCCGTAACTGATTATATATCAGATTCAGGCATCGCATATTACTTGCCAATTGCGACAGTGACAAGATATAATCAGGGCGCTTATCACCCTGTTTATAATCCAATGGGTACTACCACCTTCAGACGTCTGGATATCGACGGTAATAACGCGTGGCATTTTAGCCAAGTCTACAAACCTCAAAGCGTAGCTGATTGTTTTAGATTTACTGAAGAAGCTCAATCAGAAGGCGCGTTCCCATATGCCGGATACTACGCCTCGGGTAGATCAGGCCACCCTATGGGTTACATGCATGATGTAATTTACACGCATCTTGTAAATGACTTGCGTAATAGCGCCCACGGTGTTAATCTAAGTGCTGAAGATGCCGCTTATAATCTGACGTTTGGTTTAACACCAGGCTGGGAGCCAATTAAAAAGACGTACTTCCATCGCAGTACGCTTAGTGCAGTTTCGTCAAATCAAGTAACGCTGGCGTCGATGCCTGATGCAAGACACTCTGGTGGTTATTTATTTAACGTCACTAAAAATCTAGTTACCGGCTGTATGCGTTTCTCAGCAGATGCAGAAAACTTAGATATTCTTTCTAACGATGTAAATCCAAAGGCAATGCCGCCAGGTACCATTACTGGCTCAGCCGGAGGCACGTTAGAGGGTAACTGGGAAGTGGGTGATACGGTAATCTACATTACCTACGAATACGCTAACGTGTATATGAGAGAACACATCGCCACCGACGTAATAGGCTCTCCTGATAACATTTTAAACTGGTTACAGGCGCACGACACTAATGTAGTATACGGGTTGGATTGGATACCCGAGATCCCTGACGGAACGGTTAAATCCTTTAAGGCCACACGTCGTGCTATCGAAGTAGCTGATCAATCACTTACTAGTAACGATGTAGGTGATAACTGGATAGCAGACACGTCTTTTATTGATAACTTCCTACTCCCTACCAACGCAAATGTACGAGAGATGTATCTTAATCAGATACAGTTAATTCAGTACGTGTATCGTTCGGGGGTGATGGGTTTGAACGCACGCTTGCCTTATATTAATGGTACATTTAGTAGCGTATGGGCGTCTACGTCGTCGGATGACCATAAAGGTGGCTTGATGGCAACTACGTTATTAGGTGATGTTCCAGAAGGTAACGGTGCTAGCGCCCTGCGTTATGCTATTGAACGCCATGGTCTTAAGAACCTAGGTGGTGTTTTCTACCACGACTCAAGTCAGTTACAACGCATTGCCCACGCTGAGATAGACAATTTGGACGCCTCGCACGGTATCAAGTACCTTATATCCTTAGGGTATAATGACGATACTGGGATGGTTTATTCTCAAGTGCATTATAAGAAGTTGTTCCACCAAGCTGATACAATTCCTGTTAACGATATAGATCTTTCAACAAACCCAACTGTAAATATCGAGTTAGGTAAACGCTATCGTTTGCTCAATACACGCAATTCAGATATTGAGGGTGTTGTGTTATCTGCGATGAGAGATTTTACAGGGACGTGGTCAAATGCCACATTCGATGACCATAGGCTTAACTATGATGATGGTCGTATTTACCGTGAAAATGGTTCCTTTATGACTATATTTGAATTAGCACCTATAGGTCAATTCGGCGATGATGGTGAGTTCTACAGCCCTGTTGAAGTAACAGGTATAGCGGCCTATGATGATTTAAATGGTCGCCGTTGCATATCTGGTAGCATGCTAAGTAGAAACCCGCTTGGGTTCCTTCCGAAAGACGGCCGTCGTTAATTAAACTAAAGGGGCTGGATATCCAGCCCCTAACTTGGAGTAAAGTTCATGACTCAATTAAGTAACCTTCTTCCTGATGCAGGACGGGGTATGACAATTGCTGAGTTTGAAGCTCTGCGTGAGCAACGTAGAAGTACGTTTGCATGTTCTGGTTATATTGAACCAGGCAGGCATTATGTAGATGCGTCTAACGTTGTAGTAAATCAAGGTATCTGGTGTACTATAAACGGCGGCGTGCCTAATGGGTTTAGAATGGGACGTGGGTCGGGTGATTCAACACAACACGGCGAGAGCGATACTAGTTACCCTATCTATAATGTTGATGGTCTGCGTATAACCCAAGCGCTAGTGGGGGCTAGTAACCGCAACACCATTGTATTACCACCAGCTCCTACTGCGGAAGTAGAGACTTCTACTACAACAACTAAAGACTATGATGTTGGCGATCACGTAGTGGTTGGTAATGATATCTACATATGTGTCTTAGACGCGCCTTCAGGGATGCTGCTAACCGACGTTACGTATTTTAAACCCGTAGACATGGTCTCGCGTGAAGACCTTGTGGGGATGGAGGTCTTCCTTGTCGAAATAGGCAACGAGGGCGAGCAGGTTCCTGCAGTCTATCCGCTAGGTAATGTTCAATATGACGGTAATAGTACTGGGTCTAAAAACTACACTGATGGGGTAATGCCACAGAGCTATAGTGCATTTGGTACGTGGGATACGGTTACATGGGGGCGTGGTTTTACTTGGGCATTGATGTCCGAGGAAGAGAAAGATTCGTTCTTGAACAATCCTAATAACAACATATATCGTGATGGCGATCGCGTATTCCAATGGCAGTATCGATTTAGATCTATATCTTCGGTCGGAGACGACTGGCGTTATAATAGCGGATTTGACGATTACGCAAATAATATCATTCGTAATCGCGGTGTTAAAGTACCGATTAGATTAACCGCCCAAGGTTCTAATCCAATACCGTTAAACTATAACAGCGGACGTTATTTCTATCAGATCAACGCTAATGATAGAGCACCTGGTGTGGATGGCGGAGTAGCTATAACTAACCCAGAACAGACTAGTAACCGTGCGATAGGTCCAATTTACTGGATGGGCATTGCTCGCGTTACAAGAATGAACCAAGGTGCTTATCATCCGTTCTATAACGCTATGGGAACGCTGCTTCATGCACAGACTAATAGCGGCGGTTCTACATGGGATTCAACGGCCACGGCTAAACTAGCAACTAGCGTTGCTGATTGCTTTTTAGGTTTTGAGCATGGCGGTTCAAGAATACGTAGTAAATACGGCGGTAACATTCAATACGGCGCAAGTGGTCACCCCCAGCAATATACCTACGACGGTGTTTACGATTGGCAAATGCAAGATCTACGTATCTCAGCACATGGTGTTGATGTAGACGCTAATGCGTTTGGCATTGATGTCATGGGTGGTCGTCATCGTGGATGGGAGCGCATTAAAGGACTAGCATTTGTCAGAACCACGCTTACTAGTAGCGATATCGTTGAAGGGGAGTTCACAGCACCCCCCGCAGGCAAGATTACCAAGGAAGATGGTCAGACGGTCAAACAAGGTGGGTGTTGGGTTTATAACGTAAATAAAAATCAATACGTACCGGCTGTTAAGATCAACCGCGATGATCGTGATGATTATTATTATTACCTGCCGTCTTATGTAAGTCCTACTCTATTTGAAGGTAGTGCGTTTACTAACAGCTCTAGATCAGTATTTTCAGAAAAGGGAACTCGGGTCTATGAAGGTTGGGATGTAGGCGATGATTTAATTATCATGATGCCTATACAGACGCCTTATTCATTAGAGCAGTTACCGGTTACTGAAGTGTTTGCTAATCCAGCAAATCTTGTGGATATGGTAGATCGCTATGGTGTAGATTACGTGCCGGGTTTAATATGGTCGCCGGTAATCCCCGATGACACATATAAAACACAGCCGCTTACTCGCCGTGTTATTAAGAGAAACAATCACTTATCAACCTCTCAGGATTTAGGTGACTCTTGGGTTAATAACAACACGTATACTGCTAGCTTTAATGCAAACGATAATGCAGGTTCGGTTATCATGCCTGCGTCTACCGTTATGTTGATGGAGTATACTTACGGGTCCAGCGTAATGGAGCCTATGTCTTTTGCAGAGCGTCGTGTATTGGCCAGTGCTGATTTGGGTCATGTGTTCGTACTACGTGCCGATGAGAAAAGCACGTTGATACCTACACTTATCGGTAAGATCGGACCTTACAACAGTACTGTTATATATAGCAAACACGCGCTAGAGCGTGCTATCATGACGTATAACGAAGATGAAGGTTCTGCCTTTGAAACATCTTGGTCTAACGATGTAATACGTCATAGTAACGTCACGATGAAGACGTTTGGTGATTGTGTTAAATTCTTACCATTTCTAAGTGAGGATTTGGTTGAAGGCATAGCCTATGGTAGCTTGACTTTCCGCGAGTTAAAGTATGATGACGATCCAAAATCGATTACCGAAATTGATCTATCCACATCAGTTACCCACGGTCTTGGTATTAACGATCGTTTTATACTTAAGAACTGCCCTAACCCAGTCATGAACGGTATTGTGTTTGTTACTCGAGGCGCGCCGGTTCCTACTTGGAACCCTACGGATTTTGATGGCTATAGTGTCAACTACGAAGATGGGTCAGTGTATAATAATGTTGGCATTTTACATTCAACATTCCAAGTAGATCCGACCAACGATGTAGGTGATGATAACGCCATGCAGTATTATCCACACATCACTTTCATGACTAACTTAAACGACTATCGAGTCGCCCGTGGTCTGTCTCGCACACATAGACCGCTAGGATTCTTACCTAAGGAGAAACGCTAATGTCGCGTCCTACTAAACCTGATCTGAGTCAATGGATCATAACACCTGAATCAACCGACGACGAGGGTGTTATTACAGAAGCTACCTACGACTTAAGTCATTTAACGTACGATATCAATTACTTGTATCGTCTAATGGCTAACAACGTAGCACCATCTCGCCTTGAAGCTGCTTTTAATCAGTTTAAAGAGTTCTTGAAAGAAACGTGGGTTAACCAAGTTCTCGCCACTGACAGAAAGAACGCTGAGATTGAAGCGTACAACAAAGAAGCGTCAGCGTATAACGACACGTTAACGTCAGATCAAGAAGACTTCAAGCAACCACTGAAAGATTACATCCCTTTCACCGCGATGCCTCAGCCTGGTGAGTTTGAAGACTACTTTACCGGCGATACCAAATACGCTACCTGGCGCAAGCTTAATGCGTTTGAGTTCAACGGTACCGTGTGTAGCGTGACTGAGAACGACCAGAACGGCTGGACGTCGATCGATCGTCTTATCGAGAAACGTGAAGCGGCAGGTGCTGACTGGCAACCTATTCCATTTAAGAACGAGAACGGTAACACCGTAGTTCTTGCAACGAAAGAAGAATGGGAAACCTTCTACTTCACCGCATGGGATAAACGTGTTGAGTTCTTCGGTGTAAGCGTATAGATCGACGCATTTAAGAGGTAGGGTAAAACTCTACCTCTCTTTTTACTACGATACTATGATGCGATCACTATCGTGCTTTTTTATTTAACGGGACAACCCCAAACCCCTTACTAGGAGTTTCACCTTATGACAACTGTCAATTCGACTTCAGGCGCAGAAAACGTAGCCATCGATTTGGGTCAGATTCAGTTTGACCGCTCGGTTACCTCTGGCGCTGCACCTCTTGCTGCTGACCTTGAAGAAGGTGCTATTGCACTTAACTTAGTAGATCGCAAGATCTTTACTAAAGACCACGAAGGCAACGTAATCACGCTAGGTCGTGACTACACTGCTGATATTGCTGCTGCACAAGCTAACGCAATCGCGCAGTCTAACACTTACACCGATAGCCAAATCAACGGTCTTAAAGGTGGCACGCTAGCTGCTGACCTAGATACCCTGTTGAAGATCGGTCAACGTCTTGAAACTGCTGAGTCTAACATCGCTCAGGGTCAACAAGACACCCAAAACCTAACCAAAGCTGACGTTGGTCTAGGTAACGTTGAAAACTACGGTATCAGCGACTCAGTTGCAGAACAGACGTCTACTCAGTACGCGTCATCTATGGCTGCGTATACTGCTCACCAGCGTGCGGTTGATGCTGAAGCAGCAGCGATTGCTTACGCTGATGCAGTTAAGTCTGACATCCTTGGCGGTGCTCCACCAGAAGCGTTGGATACCCTTCAAGAACTTGCTGCTGCATTGACAGACAACGACAGCGATATCGCTGCTATCACGTCTTCACTTGCAACTAAAGCAACGATCACTCAGCTTAACGATGGCTTGGATACTAAAGTAGACAAAACGTCTATCTCTGATTCAATCACGTCTAACAGCTCATCAAACGTTGCTTCTTCAAATGCAATCCTACTTGCATTGACTGACGCTAAAGCATACGCTGACGCTGGTCTTGCACTTAAAGTAGACAAGTCTGCTATCTCTAGTGCAATTGACTCTGTATCTGAAACTAACGTAGCTTCATCTAAAGCAGTTAACGATGCACGCCTACAGGCAATTAGCCACGCTAACGGCCTGGTTGCTGACCTCGCTGCTAATCTTGATTACGGCCGCAGTTTCTGATTACTCTGATTACTCTGATTCCTTTTAAGGATCAGTAAGCAAAAAAGAAACATAGCTAAAGATCTCTTCTCCCATTACAGGAGAAGAGATCTTCTATGCCGTCTAACCAAATACTTCTAAAGTATACTCCTTATCTAGTAGAGCATGCTCTGTAAGGTACCTGTAAGCCTCTCTAACGTTAGAAAAGATCACATGCGGCTCATTGGGTTGCTTAAGGATAACATCCTCTGAGACGCCCGTACAGCCCTTGTGATCGTTCCACGGGGTTGGATCCTCCAACGACTTTGCTAACCATGTGTCCTGTATAATAGAATAGTCGATGGTTCCTTCACTTAACTGCTTTGCAGACAGCTCGCATTTCTGTGCTAAGCCTTTTAGTTTCTTACCTAGTACTATTCTCCTTGATTCAACATTAACACCTACTAACATCCCAGTACCACGTCTTGTCATTATCCATGGTTTAAGCGAACGCTCCAAAGACCAGCCTTGTACGTAAAGACGTTGGTGTAATATTTTAAAAGGAACCTTAAACTGATCTGACAGTTCTACCAGTTTTACTTTCTTACCTTGATACTCGACCCAAGTTGTATTGCTTTTATTCCTAGCTTGAGTTTTAGTATCTACCCATCTGCAATTCTCTGGAGTATAATCACCATCGTTATCCTTACGGTCTAACGTATAGCCCTCAGGCGGCATCCCCATGTCTTCTAGGAAGTTAGGGAAATGGTCCCACCTAGGATCGACTTTGACACCCTTACCTCCATAGTTGGCATAGAAGTCGTTATTTGGATTATTACAGCGATTACGCATAGCCAACCATCTTCCGTGTAGAGGATGGTCTCTCATCCCGTGGGTAGTATTAGCCTTTCTTGCAAGTTCCTTTTGCATACAGCCACAACTTTTGGTATGACCTGAAGTTAAATCGTTAGTTGCCACCGAGGTTGTATTACCACAACTACACTGACAGAACCAATATCTTTTACCTCCCTTCTTTTTAGTGTCCTCGCCGGTTACTGTTAATCGGTTAAATGTTTTACCTGTTAAATTAGGGGTGGTAAGACATCCGCAGCTTTTAGCGTCCCCTGCCTTTAAGGATTTTGCCGATACTACCTTTTCAGTACCGCATGAACACCTACACAGCCAACGATGTCCTCTAGTAGTAGGTAGAGGTGGTTCTAAACTTAATACGGTGTATCTGCTGAAGGTTTGGCCTGTAAGGTCTTCCCCTCTCATACAGACACCTTACCCTTGTCAAACTGACACCCACAATGGGTGACGGTTCCGTTAATAAGTAAAGATTCCTCTACTATGACCTCATTCCCACAACTACACTTACACACCCATCGTTTGCTGTCTGATTGACCTTTAACTTCCACATCTGCAATACTCATCAAATACGCTACGGTGGTACCACAGTTGTCTGTTAACGTTAATAGTTTACTGCCTTTGGGGAATTTATAACCATAGGACGCCATGTAGTGGGCAACTGTAGCACCATGAAAATCATCCTTTAATGTAAGTCTTTCATCGTTTAAGTCTAAAGTCTTTTGTTCAATTAATTCTAAAGCTAATTCTTCTATCTGTTTTAAGTTCATTATTTTATTCCTATTTAAATTATCATCAACCACATAGGTAATATAGGTGTTAAAGATAATAGACTTTAGCTACCTTATTCTTATGAATCCTTTCACGCTTACCGCGTCGTATGCGGTTAACCAATAACGATACTAGCACGCTCATCCAATGGCCTGCTTTTAACTAGGAGTATGCAATGGCAACCTTCCGATTAGGTCCTATTGGATTTCCATACAGTAGTACACCAGGTGCTGTACCTGAACCTGAACTTATTAATGTAGCAGGGATAGCTATTAACATTAAAGATCAGATCCTTTATTCCAAGGACGATGAAGGCAATATGTTCAGCATCGGGTCGTCGTATGACGGAATCCTTGAAGCTCACTTTAGCGCTGTCGATCCCCATGGGACATTTAACGTCATTAACACCACCGGTGATGCTACCTTGGGTGGCTTAGCGGTCTATCACGTTATTAAACGTGTAGGTGCAGGCGATGGTACCCTAACCGTTGATATGGCAGAGATTGCCGAAAACGCGATTATCAAAGTTGATAACGTTTGGGACAATGCAGGTACCGTTAACGTTGTGTCTTCTGATCCTGCTACCGTGTTCCATTTAGATGAGAGCACGCAAGAAAGTTCAGTTAGCTTAACCGGCAAAGGCCAGTTTGAGTTGATTGTGGATGTTGAAAATAATAACATTTACCTCACCAACATCGAGCAATAAGATTTAACGTAGAAGAAGATCTAGCAATAGGTCTTCTTTTATGCCGTCGGGGTAGGTAATTAATCGTATGTATTGTTGTATTTGTTATTCAAAAGGACGTTAACGTGTTTAAATTAATTACAAACATTATTAGAGAGACTATCTTGCTTATCAGCGAGTTACCCTACCTTAAATTCATCAACGACTCAACAGGTCAGCCTATTCCAGAATTTGGCAATGAGGGCACCGCTATTACTAAAGAAGTAGAACGCCGTAGTCGTGTTAAACTTGCGCTGGCTATGGTTGCAGCGGGTGAAAGTAGAACGAAGATCTTAGATCGTTTCTTTGCCATGCCTGTTTACAAAGGTGAGGTTATGCCTATCTTAGAGTTTAATAAACAAGAAGAACATTGGTACTTCATTAATGGAATCATGACAACGCAAGATGTGTTTGATGTCAACCTGCATGGTTTATCTAAGCTTCTTAATCGCCCTGTAATGGGCCTTTACAATCCTACTAAGGGAATGTACCGTGATTTAATAGAAAGCGTAGTAGGACGCGCTACGGATAGCTTGACGCCTATTGCACGTGTTATGGCGCAGCATTTATTCTACGCGGTATTAAGCGGTAAGCCTATTAAAATTATAGGTCACTCTCAAGGGGCTATTATCTTATCAAACATTGCAAAGATACTACAAAGCTATGGGTTTGAATTAGACAATGTAGAGTTCTATACTATAGCAGGCGCGCATGATGAATTCCCTCAGGTGCCGTTTGTCGAACATTTTGGTAATGAGAAAGATTACGTCTACCGCATTGGCGCTAAACATTACCAAGCACGTATCTACGGTGAGCAGTATGTGAGAGACCTAAGTGGTCATCTATTAAATCGCCATTACCTAACCGGGATATATAACGGCGATTACTGCGCTGGCCGATCTAGACTACATAAACACATTCAAAGCAAAAAAGAAACAATATAGACAAGGTAGAGGTAGCAACGCGCTACCTCTACCTCTATGCCTATTGTGCCACCAAGGCTTCTCTTAAACCTTCCATGGTATTTTCTAAACGATAGCAGGTATTCATGAGTTCTTCATTACTAGCCGCTACATGTTCTTCATGTTTAGCTTTAATGCGTTTTGCTTCTTTCTGAAAGGCAACCGGGTCCTGATATAAACGTTGGGGATATAGCCAGATACCATCTTGACAAAAGGCATCTACTTGATTAGTGTAGCGTTCTGTCATATAGGCGGTGTCTACTCTATAGGCTGGAACACCTACTAATATATCAGAAGTATCATTGATGATTTTAGTTAAGTGTAACGTAAATGGAGAAGTAGGCCATAACTGAATAAATGAGGGTAGGTTGTACCCCGTCTTTAGTTGACGTATATCTCTAAAGTACTCGCCATCCCTTACCAGCTTACGCTCTCTGTTACCTTTAACAATATCCTTTAACGCCATGATTAAAAGATCAAGCGCTTTGACTACCTCAGCGTTAAACGCCATGCGGTGAGTTATAGCCTGTCCCACAAAGTGGTCAATTGTGTCAACATCAATGATCAGCTCATCTCTAAACACTAGACTAATGTCACCCCAGTTAACGTTAATGAGTTTTAATAACTCACGTTCTACGGTAGGCTTATCAACAATAGACCGTTCGACATCAACAGTAGATCTATAGCTAAACGCAGGCTTAGCCGTGGGCGTGTCCTTTTTAACCTGCAGCGTAGACGGTTTAGTGCTGGCTGTAGGAATATAGCGATACTCGTGAAGCGTAGTGCCGTCATTGCTAAGCATAGTCAACATATAAGGTTGTTCAATGTGCAATACCTTGTCATCTATTGTCAAGCTTGGTGGTCTTACCTTTGTATTTAAATGTGCACGTTTGGCTTGAATTATCTCTACGCTGTTGTCGTCTTTAATTAAAGATTCAATTTTAATAATCATTACTTACGTCCTTTTAACCAATTCTTAACAGATGGGATAATCGCATCACGATACAGTAAAACTACTAGGCTTGACATAAGGGCAATGTAAATAATGAAATCTAATAATGAGAATTCCATAGTCTTTTCCTTTATTAATAAGTTAATCTCCCTTAAGTAATATAGGTCTATAAATTGATGAGACGGCATAAGGAAGCGTCATTGACGCTTCCTAGATAGTGTAGTAAAGTAAAGGTAACAGCCAGGCACAGGCGTGTGGGCTAATTACCAACTTATAAATAGTACTCATGCTAAAATCAGCAGCGGCTTGACCGTCTAAAGCCCGCATCACGCCAAAGGCCATAATCACTAACATATAACCATAGAGAAACAGTGAGAACGCTTCAGTAACAACAAAGAACAATCCAAGACCAATGATAGTACTTGAGTCGCGTGCCCACGTCGATACTCTGTCATACCAGGTAATAATACGCGCATCTAGTTTCTGACATCGCTTACAGCGACTCGCTCTAAAGAGATACTCGCCGTCCATAACAGTAAATACATTAACACATAAAACAATAAAGACGGTAAGTAACGTGAGTGTATAGAAAGTCATATATCATCCTTGGAGACCTTTAATTTAATATTCTCAAACATCAACTTTAGCGCCCCTAGGAAACCTCCCATATAGGCCACTACTGATACCATTTGCCATTCTTCAAAGTTATCGAAATGATCTTTGTAAAAGGTGTGAAAATCGTAGGTTAGATAGCAGATAAATATTAAACACGCTACCTGCGCTATACGTAACTTCATAAGAAGATACGCCACCTCATGTATACGGTTATCTAACCGCCGTCGCTCTGGTCTTTCTTCAGTCATCATCCTGCTCCAAAAATGCTTGCTGTTGTAAGTTCCCCGCATCCTCTAATTCTTTAATAACCCCTTCAAGATACTGAATACGGTTACGTAACTGTTCAGTATAAAGACCCAGTTTAATCAACTGACTCTCTAACATAAACTGACCTTGTACGGTATAGCCGTATATAGCCCAGTTACATGCACTTTCCTGTGTCATGCCCGGATAGCGCTCATACACTTCATCTAACGTATAAGCATCATCTCGCCCGGCATCTTTAAACTCATCACAAACATACCTGTAATACGACGCGTCTTGAGCGGTTAGCGTAATGACCTCAGGCATGGTAATGGAGGGTTGAGGAATCGGTGCGGGTAGGGTAACTTTAGGAAGAAGGGGGACGGTCTTGACTTTGACTGTCTGCGTTTCCGGCAATGTTGCGCAGGAGCTCACCAACACGCATAGAAGCAGCGTTACCGCGCTCGTAAGGCGCTTCCAAGGCTTTAATAGATTCTGTCTGTCTAAGTCTATTGAGCTGACCTTCCAGCTCCGTAGCACGTCTTGAGGCGTCATTGTTTTGTTCTCCATAATCTACTAACAACGTTGCTTGCTTTTCAGTTAACGCAGTAAGTTGTTCTATTGTCATCTCTTGTTGTTCATTAACGGATTCAAGCGTGGCGATGTTTTGTTTTAACGTCTTTACTTCTAAGGCCTGTACTGCATAGTCGGTTTGTAAAGTTATCTTCTGATACCCTAACCACCCGGCTAAGCCTAAAGACGCCAGTAAGCCCGCTGCGGCTATTTTATAACCTAATAACATATCTCTATCCTTACGGTGATTTAGTAAGATCTACGCCAAGATATTTAGCAGCTAGTACGCTAATAAGTTTATCTAACGTAGATGGGGGGTTGGGGTCTAAGCCTAGGCCTGCAGCGGCACGTGTTTTCTTATCTTGCGTGCGGTTATTAAAATAACTACGCAATACAAAAGCCGGTAGCCCAAGTAATGCGGTTATCTCTTCCCAACCAGGTAAATCTATTTGTCCTGAAACCACACCCTTTACCATAGATACCATATATGTGGCATAAAAGGCAGTAAACAGAATAGCCATTAACCACGTAATACGTGGTCGTGTCTTACCACCCTTAGCATCTTCCTTAGATAAGCTCTCCTGAACCGCGTTAAACTTATCAATGTCTATATTCTTTTGTTCTAACATACATCATAACCTGTTTTTAAACTTGTTCATAAAATGAACACAATACATAGACGGCATAGAGAAGAGCATTTAGCTCTTCTCTAAATATTAAACCGTATCATCAAACCATAGCGACAATACCACTGCGGTGGTACCCGCATCGTATTGCTGTCTAATATGATTGATCAATGTGTCATTTTCATAACAAAACACACGCTGTGTTTCTAAGTTACGTATAATGATGTCAATTAAATCTCGCATATCACGATCAATAGCATCTTCAGAAAGTTTAGTATCTAGATGATGTCTAACCATTCCAACTGCTAAGCCTGCTGCTTTGCGCTGCCAGTTTTTATCAGTATGCATGTCGCTAACGACAGTATGATGTTTGGACGTATTAATGTGTTGACCACGTATGACAACGCTTGCTTCAAAGGTAATCTTCACCTATTCTTCCTCATCTGGATATTCTTCATCTCTACCATGCAACTGGTATAGTTCATTTCCACTGGTGTGATCGAGTATATGTTCTAAGTTGCCATGATCGTTAGTGAAACACATGCCTTTAGGTAGGAACGTGCGATGGAAACGATTATGCCACTGACCTGTAAACTTAGTGGGTTTACCATTTCTGTAATGGGTTGGTGCACATACACAACACAATACCATGTCGTTAGGGACGTTATCAAAATGTACTTCGTTACGACGAACGTTGTGGTATAGACCTAGTGCGGTGTTCTCAGCTACACCGCATTTAATACATTGGAATATAGACATACTACTTACTCTTAGATGGATTGATTTAATGCAAAGATCACATCATCAGCCACCATAGAGAACGTTTGGTCCGCATTGATAATTAAGGTTTTATTATCATCACCCATCACCTTATCATAAGCGCTAATAATCTCACCGTATCGACGATGCCACATCGTAAACGTACTAAGTGGCGCATCATCGTTCTTATCGGCAACATCACCACGACCAGCACCAGAGGTACAGCGCTTCTTAGCTACCTTAGGTGATACGTCTAGGTAGAACATAAAGTCAGGACGCTGATACGTGTTTGCTATCTCTTCAATAACAGGATGAAGAGGCTGACTAGAGTAATAGTCCCACTGATACGCTAATGTAGACATCCAGTAACGATCTAGTATTACCCACTTCCCTTCATCTAATAGTGGCTGTACTACATCTTCTAAAAGACGTCGTCTTGCTAGCCACAGTAGTTCAGTTTGCGTTTCAACACTGATATCGCTATCGGGATGTTTAATTAACGTCCTTACCGCTTCCCCTATGGGCGTGCTTCCCGGCTCTCGAAATGTTAACGCTTCAACGCCTTGTACTTCTTTTAACCAAGTAATGATACGTTCAACAATAGATGTTTTACCCGCACCCTCTATACCTTCTACAACAATAAGTTTACCAGACATACTACACCTTTGAATAAGTAAGATGGTTTTCCCATGCCGCTTGCAATGCGTCATGGATATAGTCTGCTACTTTATCGCTGGGAATATTTAAATCAATAGCAGTTAACACAGTAACCTCTAAGATGGCATTATCAGCAGCAGATTCACCAGACCGAGAAACGCACCAGTTGCGACTATAAGTACCTTCTTTATCACCGTGTTGTTGTCTGAAATGATTAAGTTGATTTTTACCAATATACCACGTATACAACGCTTCAAAACTCAGCCCTAAATCTTCCATAATACGCATGAAGTAAGTGATATCAGGTTCACGAAACTCAATGGTATCGTTAATAAAACGCTCTACATCAACGCAGAGTTCTTCCACACCCTCTGGAAAGGTTAACGGTTTCCCAAGCGGCCCTTCATTTAAAATACTATCCGCTAGGATAATAGCCACATCTTGAAATGATTCTTCTTCATCACGACGTTGTAATAGATGTGATAGATAGAAATGCCAGATATCGACAACCTCAAGCTGAGCCTGTTTAATGCTAACTTCGCCTTTCTTCCACCATTCCCAGTCAACCCATTCGGTAACCAGCTCAGATGCCTCTGTCCACATAGCGCGATACCAGGGACGTTCTAGACTTACCCAGTCTTCCGTTTTATTCATCACTACATTAACATCATGTTGTTTTTGAAGCATGTCAGTTAATGCGTTTATTAATTGCTCTTTATCCATTATCTTTATCCTTACTAGGTAAAATGTAATCGTTAATCTGATCGATAGTATAGCCTTTAGGATCCGAAGACCATAATACTTGAGAGATATCAACATTAAATGTGTAAGTCTTTTCACATACACTACATTGATGCGGTACTTTTTTACTTTCAACCCGACCCCACCAATCTGAAACACTATAGTCATCACGTAGAGGCTTTACAGGGTTACCGCATACATCGCAATCGTAGGCTATTTGAATAGGTGTTAGAATTACCTGTCTAGCGGGCATAGCGGCGCTCCAATTTAATTCTCATGTCAGTTTCTGAGTTCTCGGTGTTAACAAAGTGAAGAATCTGAAAACCAATACCGGGCGTTTTAGATTTCTCTAACTCGCTTATCTTTTCAATAGCGAATGAGTCTAATAAATCTTTATCAAAGAAAGCATCACAATCAAAATGCGATATTTTAGCATGCGAGATACGGGTGACGATATAACGGTCAACCCAGCGATGCATGGCCTTGTATACTTCACCGCCTCCGCAGATAAATATCTTAGTACGTTCACCGCCTGTGTCGATGGAGTCAGCCAGCGCCCTAGCTGTCCACATTGCATTTTCAGGACTAGACGCTACTATACACCCTTGTGCATTTATATTCATGTTTTTAGTAAGCACGATGGTGACGCGGCCTGGTAAAGGTCTACCTATACTTTCAAAGGTCTTACGGCCCATGATGACTATTTGTTTATAGGTGGTTGCTTTAAAGTGTTTAAAATCTTCAGGACAATACCAAGGGATGCTATTTTCCCTCCCTATACCCCAGCGGGTATCACAAGCCAATATACCAATAGCGTTATCATACATCGCTTCTCTCTCCAATAGCGTCTAGTAGTTCCCTAACAATAATCGAGGCTGTTTTAAATTCATGCCGACTATCGTGCAATGCGTGATGTAGTATCCCCTCAAACTCAATAGTGTATTTAGGATCGATTCCTAGCAATAACCGCCCTATCCAGACTATCGTACGTAGTGATTGGTTATCGCCATATTTCCAGGGTAGTTCAATACCTAGATCTCGATAAGCCTCTGTGATGATGGCGTTGTCAAATTCACTACCGTTCCCGGTTATATTGATGTGCTTAACATCATGTTTCTCTTTAAAATCATTAATGTCAGCATTTAACCTTAATAACGCTTCAGCCAAGGACATACGTGGTTGGTCTTCATCGAATATTTCTCTTTGAGCCTCTGGAGAAACAAGGGAGCTGTCTTTCCAGAATACCTCAAGAGTATCATGGTCCTTTATACGATCCTCTTGACCAGTCCCATTTATTCGATAATACGACTCTGCTAGAATATCACCGGTAACAAGATTGCCAATAACCAAACCTATAGTGAATATATGTGCGTTATTACGAAGAGACCCTGTCTCAATATCTAAGACACCGGCGATGGGGTTTCTGGTAATTGTTTTTACATCGTTGGATATCTTCAAGTCACTATTCCTTATTATCTAATTTAAACTGTTTAACAAGACTTTCAGAGAAATCACATCCCTCTAGGTCTTTCAAAAACATAAGGTAGGCAATGCAGTCTATAATCTCACCCTTCTCTAGATGGGTTTTTAAAGCGGTCACGCATTCTTCAGGGGTGTTAAAGAACCGTCCTTCGCCCACTGTAGCGTTTGGTGGCGGATAACGCCAGCCTTTAGTCAGACCATGTTTAACTTGCGCATTACGTAATTTAAACATGGTCTGACTAAAGGCTGGCGTTA